TCTAGAAGACATTTTTAACGTGCATGAGATCAAGACTGTTGATGGTGTTGACATCATCCACTTGGTTAAAGACAGGGTAATTCAACGCTTGGAAAACATAATTGAAAGGACATCCAAATGAAAGTGCAAAGTTTTTACGACCAAATCCGACATGAGTTCATGGACTCTAGCCAAGAATATTGTTGCTATTGCTCAGAAGAGCGTTCAGGCATAAGCTGCTGCGGTGAAAACCATTGGGTTGAATTTAAGGACTTGGACAAAGATTCTCAAGATTTAATCATTAACTATGAATTTGACAAGGCATATAAGGATTTGCAATGAACGTCTATCAAAAACTTAATGAAGCTCGTGAGCGCTTCCATGCCGCCCCAATCAAAAAGTCTGGCCTTAACAAGTTTGCTGGCTACAAATACTTTGAGCTTGGCGACTTTGTTATCCCTGCACTGCAGATTTTCAAGGAAGTTGGCCTGACATCGTTCATTCGATTCACCGAAAGCCATGCTTTTATGGAGATTGTCAACAACGAAAAGCCAGACGAAAAGATTGTCATGAGTTCCCCTATGTCTACAGCGGCTTTAAAGGGCTGTCATGAGGTCCAAAACCTTGGAGCAGTACAAACATACATCCGCAGGTACTTGTGGGTTGCTGCCCTTGAAATTGTCGAACATGATGCGCTAGACGCTACAACAGGACGCAAGGGCGATGGTCCAGTTATTACACCGAAGGGCGACATCGGCAACGACATCCCTGATGACGAGAAAGAGTTTCTCACCGAGATGGCAGCATCTTGCGAGGAATTGGTCGGCAAAGGCAAAGCAAAAGAAGCCAAAGACATGGTGGACGAAGCTGCGCTAGAGGCTGATCAAAAAGTGTGGTTGTGGGGTCAACTGACCGCATCGACCCGTAGTGCGATCAAAAAGGCTCAATAACGTGTAAGATGTGGGCATCCCTTGGTCGGGAAATGTAGTAAGCCCTTGGGGGCGCTCTGGCGGTACTACACCGTTCGACCAACTTCTCGAAAGAGATGAGAGCATCCCTGAGGGCTTTTTTGCTTTAAACATCATGATTGAACCAATTCCTGTAGATGCAAAACAAGTTGCAAATTTGCCAAATACATTCATAACAAAAGATGGAAAAATTTGGAGAAACGGCAAACCAAAAAAAGTTTATGTTGGTATGAATGGATATAAGACTTGTACTTTTTCCATAAACAACAAAAGCAATCCAAAAACTGTGCATCGTTTATTGCTTGAAACATTCGTAGGGCCATGTCCAGAAAAGCATGAAGCTTTACATATCAATGGCAACAGACTTGACAACAGACTTGAGAATCTTAGGTGGGGTACTAGAAAAGAAAATGTGGCAGATGCAATCAAGCATGGAACCGCAACAATTGGAACAAAGAACTCTCAATCAAAATTTAATAAGGAAAATCTAAATGAAATAATCAAAATGAAATCTCAAGGAATGACGGCGCAACAGATTGCTGACCGTTTTAATGTAAGCAAAACAACTGTTTACCGAGTGTATTCAGGAAAAACATATACAAAGGAAATTTAATGGCTGAATTTGATAATAAGAATCGCGGAGTTCTATTTAATAACAAAGAACGCAAAAGCAAGGATACCGATCCTGACTACAGCGGCTCCATCAACTTCAATGGCGTTGACTGCTGGCTCAGTGGCTGGATTAAGGAAAGCAAAGACGGAAAGAAGTTCTTCTCTCTGTCTGTCAAACCTAAAGAGCAACAGGCTCGTCAGGTGAGCCAGCCAACCCGCAAAGCAGAACCCAAAAAGGGCGGCTTTGATGACATGGATGATGATCTGCCCTTCTAAAACAATGGGGCTGGTATGCAATTAAATTTGTTTGTCAGCCCCCCACCAGAAAATCCAATGACCCCTTCTTGTTTTAGAGATAACCAGCAATATTCTGAGTGGCTGTACTTTGCAAGAAATGCAAAAGAATCCTGCACTATTTGCGAAGACTGTTTACCTGAATACCAACAAAAAATGAAAAGTGAAGGGCGCTGCCATCAAGAATGGTATTCCGTCCAAATATTAATGAGGGGTAGAACAATCCCTGCTCACCCTGACGAACGTAAAGTAACGAAAGAAATTAATCATGAAAAACTTTATTGGGAATTTTTTCCGAGCGAGGAAGTTGGACCCGATGACGAGTCATCAAGCAGCGGAATCGATCAAACAAACAGCACCACAGCACATGGAGTTAATCCATAACTGTCTGCATGAACATGGCCCCCTTGGTAAAGATGGGATAGCCCGTATCACTAAGTTAACTGGAAACCAGATAGCCCGTAGACTGCCAGAGATGGAGAAAATGAAGCTTGTAAAAGAAACAGGCAACCTGGTCAAATCAGATGCTGGCAGGTCAGAGCGAGAATGGATGGGGTTATAAATTAAGGGGCTTATTAGGCCCCTTTTTTTTACTCTTCAATTTTGGTAATGACGTATGTAGATACGGTCACTGGCTCGTCATCTTCTTCTACAAAGCCAATTTCGTCTTCTTCATCTTCTTCATCATCAAGCTCAACCACGGCGTAGTCAGCAGCCCAGCCATGCTCGATTTGCAACTCAATAAATTCTTGGATGATTTGCACTTTGTCGAAGTCTGTAGTCTCAACAACAACCTTCTCGTCACCACCCCAAGCCGAAATATCAATCTCTACTTTATACATACTAACTCCTGTTAAACAGCACCATTGCCGTGATGAAATCTTGCCACAAATACGTGTCAAATTATGTTGCGATCATTTCAGGTGTGACAGTATTTCGTGCTACCTGACCAAACTTATCTGAGTAAGTGATACTGGTTACATGACGCTCAGACATCCAGCCACCACGCGCCGCATAAGCATCACGCGCCGCCAAAGTTGAGTGTTGAATAACAGTCATACCACTATGCTCTTTTTCTTCTACATGATGACGGTGACCACAATGGGCATACCGCTTGGTAGTTGTCCCCCACATCTTGGGAAACTGCGAAGCAAAAAGAATTGGCAAAGCGTTGTTTTTTGACAAATGACCATGATGCCATGCCAACATTGTCTCGCCATGCTGGTAAACATAGTAGGGCAGTTCACTGTCAATCACTTGGATGCGCGGCTCGTTTTCATACAAAGCTTGGAACATTGCACGAAGCCACACTGAGCTGGAGATGTCGTGGTTGCCTTCAGCCAACAACAGCACAACCTTCTGGTGCTTCTCCAAGGCTCGGGCAACAACAGTACGCAAGATACGTATGGCAGTCTTGACCATCTTAGGCATACGACCATCAGCATCCAAGGAATGCCCACTCTGAGGCGTTACAGCAGCCAAGGCTGAGTCGTAATGAAGGAAGTCACCTAACTGTGCCACCACGCACGTTGAAGCCTCTGGCGAGCTTTTAACCATTTGCTCAAAACAACCCACAAGGGTGCGTTCGGCAATTCCAAGGTCCCAATCTTCGCCGCCTTCTTTATGCCAAGCCAACATGCCAACGTGACTGTCTGTCAGGGTGTAGACTGTGCATAGACTATCCGATGTACCAATCGGAGGAGGAGTCGTTTGTGCGCGAGGGACCTCTTCACACATTGCCTCAACTATTTCTTTGATGATCTCTTCTTGGCGGCTTTCATCAATGCCAGATTTAACCCATTGACCAACAGCTTTGCCATCATTGTTGTAGTAGGTAGAGACACCACGCACCTTAAATCCGTCTGGTACGGGATGGACCATGTCGTGTTCAGGGCTGTAGCCACCGACAGCGGCACGTTTCTTTAGTCGGTCCAATGCTTTTTGGATAGACCTTCTATCAACTTTTAATTCAACGGATGCTTGTCTAATGCTTCCATACTTTTCAATGGCTTCCAAATAATCAAGATCACGCGCCGTTGCATAGCTTGCCAATGTTGCATCAAACTTCATAGCTTCAGTCTCCAATACAGGGTCTCGCTCACACCCCAAGGTTGCGATGATTCATACAATTTGAAACCTGTAGCTATCAGACTGTTTGCCGATGCTGGATTTTGATATGTGTCGGTGATTAACCAATCCCAACCTAGCGCTCTGGCTTGGCGAATACGAGCGCGTATAAGTCTTTTCTGTATGCCTTGTCCACGGTGAGTAGGTAGCACACCTGCACGGCACAAATAACCCACATTATTCCAACGCACGGAACGAGTAAGACCAGCAAAAGCACACGGCAAATTAAGTGCGTCATAGACTATCCACCAATACCCAGTTGTTGTGTCGTGGGGCGTGTCATAAGGTAGGCACTTCTTTTGAAGTACCGACAATTCCGTCTGTATTTGCGGATTACGAATGTCAACACGCTTGATTTTCATGATCGCATTAGACGTTCGCAGTATGAATTATTTATGAAATAAACATGGCGCGTTCATCTATTCGCCTGTTTTGTAGCCCTTTGAGGATTTTCCCGCCAGCCATGCAATATTTGAGTAGCTCTTCCGCAGCACCCTCTTTATCGCCTCTGAGCAGCTTTTGACGAAGCGTTGAACGCTGTAGTGTTCCAAGACCGACATTGAAACTAAAAGACACAAGGCCATCAAACATACCTTGTGTAAGGGGTACGGGGCAAAACTTCTCAACGCCTCGCTCAAATCGAGCCAAATCTGATTTAAGAATTGCATTTACTTCATCCATTGTCAATGTCCTATTCCAGCCATCAGGGATAGGCAATGCTTTACGTTGTTCAATCGGTACTTTGGCATGGTTAGGATCAATCACATGACCCACACCAACCGTCCACAACAGGGCAGGACACTGATATGGCTTTGTCCTGACCCCTTCGTGATGCTCAATAACTTTGAGGGCCTTCTCGCT